ATCTCACATCATCTTTGTCTAGTGTTCTAAATTCTATCATATCAAGTGTAAGATCTATTTCGCTATATTGTCCATCGCGATAGAATGACATAGCAGTGGCATTATAGTTTGTAGTCATACCACGCAGATAGCAAGGAAGCAATTGCGCACCAACATTTTTTCTTCCATATCTTAAAGCAATACCAAACTTATTAGGAAACTTATAACCAATCGGTAATCTTTGACCACCAGTAGTTATATCAATCGATTCTGGATAGATCTCAGTACGAAACCATTTAATGATATTTTCTATTTGTTTTGCTTCTGCTCTTGATCTAGGTAAAAATTTAAAACTGAAAGAATGTTCTCTTGGTCTTACTGATTTAAATACTGCACGTATATTTGGATTCAGTGCAGTTTGTCCAACTGTAGATGCTACACCGCCGGCAGTGTTTCCCATCATAGAGCCAACTTTTGCTGCAGCAACCCTTGCAATATTTGGATCTTGTAGATTTGAAAGTATTTGACCGATACCACCTGTACCTAAAAGGGCCGAAGCTGAAGCACCTAATATAGAACTTTCTCCTCTTGATAATGCTTGCCTTGCAGCTTCACCGCCTATACCAAAAGAAAATGCATTATCAAACTCTATTCCATCTTGTATTGTTTGTGCTGGAGGAAGATATAATTCTACCGTTTGTCCTCTAAATGTTTGTCCAGGAGTAAATGTTCCAGTAAATAAGCTTCCAACGTTCTTAGCCTGCTCTATTAAATTTAACTCGTCAGTAACTGCACCTGGACCTGGGGGAACCCCACTAACCTCTTTTCTTTTAAAAGCAGAAGTATTGATCTTTGGTGGTATTTCAATTATCTGTGTAAAATACACACGGCCTTTATAATCGTCTTGTGCTTCGAGAGGGAATCTATATTTAGGCATGTTTTTTCCAATAAATACTTAAAAAACTTAAGACTATTTATATGGCATACTCAGGTAAATACAAACCAAAGAACCCAAAGAAGTATGGTGGAGACCATAATAACATTATTTTTAGGTCAATGTGGGAAAGACATTGCTTTAAATGGTGTGATGAGAATCCAAAAGTTAAATCTTGGACGAGTGAAGAAGTCGTTGTGCCATATTATTACGATGCCGATAAACGCTATCATCGATATTTCCCTGACCTTAAAATAGTTCTTGAGGACAGAGTACTGTTAGTTGAGATCAAACCTGACAGAGAAACAAAACCACCTACAGGATCTAAGCGCACAAAGCGATATATCAATGAAGCGTTTACATATGTCAAGAATATGAATAAGTGGGAAGCTGCACAATCATATGCAAAAGATAGAAAGTGGGAGTTTCAGATATGGACAGAGAATACTCTACAAACTATGGGTATTATGCCTAAACCAATAAAGAAACTAAAGCCGCTACCTCCTCCAAAGAAAAAGAAGAAATAGCATATAAATACTGCTATGGCAAATATATTTCAAAAACTAGAGCTCGAAGCTTTTAGAGCAGGCGTTACTCCGAGAACAAAAGAATCTATTAATTGGTTCAGGAGAAAGGCCGCATCGATGGGTCGTGTAAATCGTAATGCTTTAATGAAAGATGATCCAGTAGAGTTAAAAAGTAAAGGCATTATGGGAAACATGTATATGTTCTTTTATGATCCTAAAACAAAAGATACTTTACCATATTATGATAGCTTTCCTCTTGTTGTCGTTGTAGGTCCTGCACCCGGAGGATTCCATGGTTTGAATCTACATTATTTGCCTCCTGTACTTCGTGCAAAAATGCTTGACGCTATGATGGAAATAACTAACAATAATAAGTATGATGAAACTACAAAATTTCAAATGAGATATAGCACCCTCAAGCGTGTAGCAGGTTTAAAATATTTTAAGCCGTGCTTTAAGCATTATCTAAATTCAAACGTAAAAAGTAGATTTGCATATGTACCGGCTCCTGAATGGGAGATCGCTACATTCTTACCCACTGCAGATTTTCAAAAATCAAGTAAGTCTACTGTATATAGAGATTCAAGGAAAATGATCTAATGACATATAGCATTGACGATCTTAAAGGAGAGTTTGGCACTGGACTTGCAAGAACATCCTTATGGCGCGTATTCTTACCATCAGTCGGTGGAGCATTTGGTATTACTACTCGTCGATTAAATGTTTTATGTAAAAATGCTCAGCTTCCTGGAAGACAAATTCTTACAAATGAACGTATCATCGGTTTAAAACAACATAAGTTAGCATATGGTTATGCGATAGACGACGTGTCATTAACTTTTCATGTACCAAATGATTACGACGTTAAACAATACTTTGAGTTTTGGCAAAGTAAAATAATCAACTTTGATACGAAAGAATTAAATTACCCGGATGAATATGGGTTTGAAGTACGAGTACAACAGCTTAGTATGCCAAAAAATATAATAGGCCAAGCTGAAAGAATATTATCATCAGGTGTATTAAGTAACAGTGCAGAGTTTGACAGCCTGCAAAAGCGACTAGAAAACTCACAAGTCGAATACACTTGTATTTTAGAAAAAGCGTTTCCCACAAGTATGAGCGCTATAGAATTTAGCAATGAACCAGGTGGAATGGTTGAATTGAACGTGCAATTATCATTTAAGGATTGGAGATCTGTATAATGCCTTTACCAACAGTGAACGAGGTACCTAAGTACTCTCTTACTATACCATCAACGAAACAGGAAGTTAGATATAGACCATTTTTAGTAAAAGAACAAAAAGTATTACTTATTGCATTAGAGTCACAAGATAATAAACAAATATTATCTTCTATTGTAGATACTATTTCTTCTTGTATCGAAGAAGATCTTGATTTATCGAGCTTGACCACATTCGATGTAGAATATATGTTTACACGAATACGCGCAAAATCTGTAGGTGAGACTTCAAAGATAATAGTAAAATGTTTTGAATGCGAAGCTGACAATGATTACGAAGTTCAGTTAGATCAAATAAACGTGGATGTACCAGATAAAATTGAAAAGATACAACTAAATGACCAGTATACATTAAAACTAAAATACCCGATGTATTCTCATATGACTAAAGTTGATTTAAGTGAAGGCGCAAGTTCAGCTGAAACATTATATTATTTAACATTAGGATGTTTAGATAGTTTACAGTCTGAAGAAGAAAACTTTTCTTTTAAGGACGAAACAAAAAAAGACACAGAGGATTTCTTAGATTCATTAACTAGTGATCAATTTAACGAGATTATGGAATTTGTAAATAATGTACCACAATTGACACACGATATTAAATTTAAATGTACATCATGTAATCACGATAATATACATACGCTGCGAGGTATCCAGGATTTTTTCTCATAAACCTCTCTCATGATAATCTGATAAACTACTATAAAACAAATTATCAGTTAATACAAAATCATAAATATTCCTTAACAGAGATTGAAGGAATGTTACCATGGGAGAGGGAGATCTACATCACGATGCTTTCTGAAGATCTAAAAGAACAGGCCGAAGAGCAGAAAAGAAGAAACGTAAGGAACTTATAATGGCAACATTAGCTCAAATTAATGAAACATTAAGAGATCAAACTTCTTCAATAGAAGATGGTACTAGGACTACAGCAGGTCTTAGAGATCGCTTTGGCGAGTTCTTAGATGCAGCACAAAAAGCTGGTGATAGCAGAGAAGAGGAACTTGAAGCAAAGCAAAAAGAGCGAAATCAAAGAGCTATAGCTCAACGTCCATCAAGTTTTACTCAAGGCTTAAAACAAGGTTTAGGATTACCTAGTGGGTTTGGAATCGGTGGGATTGCTCAAAAAATTCTTGGAGCAATGGGTATGGCAGCAGGCGGTATTGGCCTGGGTGCCGGTAAATTATTAAAATTTGGTCCAGCAATTGCAGTCATGTCTGAGTTTGGCGAAAAAGCCATAGGAGGATTAGTCGATTATGTTGATAAAGAAATTGACGGAATAGATTTTAGTGATGAAGCAAAAGAAACTTTAACTAAAGGTGGTCAGTTTGCTTTAGCTGCCAGATTTGCAGGAATTAAAAGTCCTCTCGGTCTTGCAATGGCAGGACTTGTGGGTGCATATGGCGAAGAAACTATGAAGAAAGTGAATGAAGCATTTGGTAATGAAGATGGAGTATATACTATCCCAGGCACTGCTATTGATATTGATACAGAATCTCAAGCATTTATTGGTGCACTAGGATATGCAATGGCTTTAATTGCACCTGCTTTAATAAAATTTGCCGGAAAACGTTTGGCATTAGCACTAGCCTTATTACCACTTGGTAAAGGAGTTAAAGCTTTATCATCAGCTTTAGGTTTAGCATTAGGAATAAAGACTATTAGCGACGGCAAGCTACCGCCTACTGATGAAATAGAAAAAAATAAGAATAAAAATAAGACCAAAACTGTCAAAACTTTGCAAAAGTCGTTAGCAGCGCAGAACGCTGCTAGAATGATGTTGATGGAGCCAAAAGGTGCCGGTTTAAAACCAGCAAATCTTAATGCTATAATAAGCAGTACAAAGACCGGCGATCCGCGAGTTGATATAAAACCAAATCCCAATAAAGCTGGAAAAGTTCCATTCAGATTTCCTCAGCTTGAAGGCGCATTTGATAAAGTCAAACAGTCAGCCGATGGT